CGGAGGTTTAAACCATGGCATATGCTGCAAAAGTAGACTACGGCGGTGCGCATGTACCTATTACAACCACATTGTACGGGGTGTGTACCGCCCTCGGCGGCGAAGCGGACAAAAACGTCATGCTGACCGACGTTACGAATCTGATTGTCGGAATGACCATCAAGGTAAAGTTCAGCTATGCGAACACGGCGATGAACCCCAGGCTTCTCATCAACAATACGGACGCCAAGCCAATCATGAGAAACGGGAACGCGGCAGTTGGAATCGGCATGGAAAACTCCTGGCCTGACGGCTCCATCGTCTCCCTGACCTATGACGGAACGTGCTGGATGATCGACGGCTGGCTTAATACGGACACAAACACAACGTATACTGACGCGACAACCAGTCAGCACGGTCTTATGAGTACAGCTGACAAGACCAAGCTGGACAGGATGGACATTGTGACGTATACGGAGGTTGAAGTCGCAAAAGAAGCATGGGCGCAGGAGAGCCAGCAGACCTATTCCGGGTACAGCTTCAAAGCCGAGCTGGCTCTGACGGCGGCAACGACGGATCATGTCCCATACGTCACTTTTGCGCCGGAGCAGATTGAGACATACGGCCCTGCACCAGTGGCAGTCAGCGGAGCGGGAATTGTCACCGTTTACGTCGAGACCAAGCCGACAGCTACCATCAAGATTCCGACGGTTCAGCTGATTAAGGGGTGAGAAGATGATCGGGAAAACGAATGCGGGGACAGGGAAGTGCGTGGCGCTGATCCATGTCTACTACAAGGCCGGGACGAGCTGCACCTGTACGAAGGGGCTCCGGGTCTTTCACTCTGACACCAGCGGGGAATATGTTTTCCTGCTGCCGGAGACGGGAGAGTGGACGGTCTCGGGCAAATCCTCTGCCGATGTGGAGAAGAGCATCACCGTGACGGTGGCACGGGGCGAGTCGAAGCTTGTCACGCTGGACACGCTGATTCCCCCAAGCGACCGAACGACCTATCAGGAAGTCGAGTATTTGCAGATTCTCACCAGAAAAGGGAACGTCCCACTTGGAATCAACAGCGGCAGCGGTATCTGGCAGTACGAACTCGAAAGCTTTACGCCGGTTGAATTTCTCGGCGCAGCCTACACACCGAACATCATCGGCTCGCACATCACCGGAAACACCGGCCCTGGCCTGCATATGAGTCAGGCAAAGCCCGTGTTTTGGTATCACGGAGACAGCGGCACACACCCGACAGCAGCTGAAGACCTGGTTGCCGGGATCGCAAAGAAGGTCACAATGATGTTCAAGCATTGCCCAAACGGGCACACTTTCACGGCTCCCTATGCTACGCTGCACTTTGATGACAGAGAGATTTTCAGCCTCAGCACAGCGAAGCAGCTGAACACCAATGAAATCTTCGTTGGATGGGGCAGCGATTCTTCAAGCCGTCCGGGATTTCTCGCGAAGTACGGGCGAATCACCATCAAGCAGAAGGAAGCGGAAGCGGACGAGTTTACGGTAGTCGGGGACTTTGTACCCTGCAAGCAGCGGTCGAACGATCTGCCGGGGTTTTATAACCTAGTGACGAACACCTTCAAGCAGGCAAGATCCGAAGCAGACACTTCGACCATCGCGGACATCCTTGCTGCGGTTGGCACGGGCCCGGCCATCGGAACATGAGGTAATACACATGGCATATCAGACGACAGGAAAGATTACGGGAATGGACGTGTTTCAGAGAGCCATCACGATCATGGATGAGCTGTCTGACGAAGGGAAGTACAAGTACGAGGACACGGAAGAATACCAGCACAGAACGCTTGCGATCCTCAACGTCCTTCAGAACGAACTGTACCCGTTCAGCGATACTCATGCGCTCAACCAGGAGTGGGGCAGCAGACGCAGGCCTGTAGCAGACCAATTGGAAGACCTCTATACGGAGATTGACCTTGACGATTACTGCGCAGGAACGGTACTGCCCTACGGACTTGCAGCACATCTGCTGCTGAACGAAGACCCGGCGACAGCGAACTTCTGCCAGCAGCGGTATGACGAGCTGAAGGCCTCGCTGATGCGCGGGCTTCCCGCAGAGAGCGAAGACATTGAGGATGTGTACGGGCCGAAAGGCGGCATCTATCCGTACAACGAGTTCTCAAGGTGGTGCTGACATGACGAAGAAGATCACGCCTGAAACCCTGAAGAAGAAAGTAGACGAATACTTCGATGAATGTGGGAACGCTGTGTTCCCCGACTACGCCGGAATGCTTCTCAGCCTCGGCCTCTTTGAGGACGAGGTTGCGGAGCTTTGCGATGGAGACGACAGTGCTGCGGAAAAATACCGCAGAGTCTTTGACTACGCTAAGCTCAAGAGGAAAAGCTGGGCTGTCCGGGAGGCTGCGAATGACAGCAAACGCGGTTCGATTCTGTTCAACCTTCTGAAGCAGGAAGAGAACGGCGGGTACACAAGCGCGTCTGCCCCGAGCAAAGGCCCAACGCTCAACATCAAGTGGGAAAGCGCAGGCGGAGCTGAAGCGTTCAAGTAGGTGAGACTATGGCAACTATTTCAGGTGCTAATAACGAGAAGATTTTCAGCCTGAAGAAATGGGGCGGGCTGAACGAGGCTCCGGATGGAGATACCAGGCTGAAGCTGGGGGAAGCCTCGAAGATGGTCAACTGGAAGATCACCAGAGACGGCAACCTCAAGCGCAGGCCGGGTATGGAAGTTGTGGCAGGCCTGTGTGACTATTACAGGCTGGATAGAGAAAACGACATTTCTTCAATTACAGAGGACATCACAGAACTTCTGAACGAAGACGGAGAGATTCAGATTTACGAATCAGCATCGGTCATGACACCACCCGGCAAGGTAACGCTAACCAATGGCGGCGTGGAGATCGTCAACGGCGTCTTGAAAGCGTCAGGACTCAGCATCACGGACGGCGTTCTAAGCATCCGGAACGAAGATGACGAATCCATCATTGCGATCCACGACGGCGTTTTGTCGGTAGAAGGTTCTCTTCCCCCGATGAAGGTGGAAGAGCTGGCTGAGTTTCTGTCCGGACTTGACGCGGGCGAGTATTACTACATTGCGTATCATGACGTTGTCTATGCGCTGAATGGACACTCAATCGTCACCAACGGTGACAAGACCCTGCTTTACGGTTACGTTCTGTCCGCAACCGGCATGGCAGATGGAGAACCGGTCACCGACCTGAAAGTACAGGGACTTTGGAGCGGGCTTGTTGCGGGGAAGGAAGTGCTGCTTGCTGCCTGCAACGGTGCGATTTGGAGCCTGTACGACGCAGACACCGACAGCATTGTTTATACCCGGCTGACCGGGAACTTCGAGATGGACGGCAGAGTTGCCTTCTTTCCTTTCGACGGCAAGGTGTATATCCTGACAGGCCATGAGTACCTGGTGTACGACGGCGAGGAAATCAGAACAGTTGTCGGGTATCGACCTGTCGTAGCCGACGCAATCAGCCCAAAGCTGGACGATGACGGAAATACTGCGTCTGGCTGGCTGACAGGCGAGTATGTCAATAAGCTGAACGGTTTGAGGCGAGTCTGGATATCTCCGGACGGCGAAGAGGGACATGATACGTTCCCGCTCCCGGAAGGAGCATGGATTATTCCGGAACGGGAAGACCCGGACGAACAGAAAGAGCAAGAGCGCATGCCCCGCCCCGCCGGAGCCCTTATCAGCCTTGACTGGATCAGAAACCGGGAGACGAATTCCAAAGCAGAAATCCAATGGATTTCAGGCACAACGTCTTATGAGATCATACTCGATGGCATCAACTACACTGTCAGCCTTAACATGAGCAAGGGCTGGGTGACGTTCAACCCAAAGCTGCCGAAGAGTGAAAACGTCTACGAGATCGCATACACGGTGGAGAACACGCTGAGGGATCAGGTGATCCACAACAGGTTTGCCGAAATCTTCAGCGGGCCAACAGACAACATGGTCTGGATTTACGGGGACGGGACGAACCGTGCGCTGTACAGCGGCATGGATGAAGACGGGCTGCCAAAAGCAGACTACTTCCCTGACCAGTACGAAGTCCACGTCGGTGACGGGAACACGCCGATCACGTCCATGGTCAGGCATTACGGGGATTTGGTCTGCTATAAGACAGACTCGACGTGGGCCTTGACTCAGACGGTTATGGAGCTTGCCACGCAGATTCAGACGATTCAGGTTAACTGCACGCCTGTCAACCGGGACAAGGGCAACGTCGCTCCCGGACAGGTCAGGCTCGTAGACAACAACCCGGTGACGGCATCAGGCCATGAACTGTACCACTGGGTCAACAGCAGCTACTACACATCCACACTCAGCCGGGATGAACGGCAGGCCCGGCGAATCAGTGACAGGATTCAGAGCAGCATCAAGGACTTTGATCTTGCCGAGGCTGTGATGTGGGATGACAACGACAATCAGGAGTTTTACCTGTGCTGGAACGGAATTGCGCTTATCTGGAACTATGCAACAGACACATGGTACAGGTACGAGAACTTTGATGCTGTGGCTATGTGCAGCTTCCACGGCGAGGTTATCTTCGGCACATCCAAAGGCCTTGTCACCAGGCTGACGTCCAGTGCCATCACGGACATGGGCGAACCGATTCATGCCGAGTGGGTGAGCGGGGCTTTGGACTTCAATGCAGCCAACATGCGAAAGTATTCCTCCGCGCTTTGGGTAGGACTGAAGCCGGTGGATAACACCAGCGTGAGCGTGTGCGTACAGACCGACAGAAAAAACACGTTCAAGGACAAGATCGTCAGTTCGGAGAAGGCCAAAGTGGACGGCGAGTCCTTTATGGTCAAAACGAAGATCAAGGCTAAGAAGTTCGTTTTCTACCGGCTCATGCTGGAAGCAGACGATTATCAGCCAGCCGTAACCGTGACAGATATTGAAATTCGCGTGCGCCAGACCGGCTACGCCAAGTGAGGTGAGATTATGGCATCTTTACAGGAAACTTTTGCACAGCGGCAGAACGAGACTGCCAGCCAGATCAACAACACGTATGACAAGCAGTACGAGACACAGGCAGCGGGCCTGAAAGCGGACTACGACCGAAACATGTCCAACGCTCAGGCAGCGGCAGACAAGATCGCCCCGCAGTACCAGAACCAGGCGAATACGCTTGTTCACGGCTACGAGACGAACCGCAGGAACGCCAACCTGAATGCTATGGTCAGCGGTCTTGGCAGCGGTACGGCCCAGCAGCAGCAGAACGCGCTGCAAACCCAGTACCTCGCAAACTATGGTGCGCTGAGAGGTCAGGAAGCCGGAGCTGTCAACGAAGCGAATCAGAACATGGCGAACCTCACCACAGCGTACAACAACGCAATGGTGAACGCCAGAGCTGACACTGACGCCAAGCGGGATCAGGCGCTTATCAATGCATTCGACACCAACCGTACGTGGTATGAGCAGCAGGCCCAGAATCTCGCCCAGAACTACGGACAGTTCGGCAGCCTTCAGGACATCTACGGTCAGGCGCAGGCAGACCAGATGCGCAACGTCTGGATTGCTCAGAACCCGGATGTAGCGTTCCGAAGCGGCATGATCTCCAAAGAGGACTACAAGAAGCTCACGGACAAGAACGCAGCCAACCCGGTCAAGTATCGCACGATCTACCAGTGAGGTAAGAGAACATGGCTGAAGAAGAGAAAAGAAACATAGCGATAGCGGCTCCGGAGGCAGCGACAACGGCAACGGAGATGAAAAGCCAGCCTGCCGATCCGAGCCAATTCAAAGCCGCTTTCGACGCCCGCAAGCAGAGCTATGACGATAATACGACGAATACGCTGAACAAGTCCTTCGAGACGCAGAAGCAGGGGCTTCAGAATGCGTATGAGCAGAACATGGCCGGACAGACTCAGGCGACAAACGCCGGTCAGGCGGCCTATGACACAGCGAAGCAGAACGTCTACACGCAGGCAGCGGTTACGGGTAATGACATGAACCGCTGGGCTGACAGACGCGGGCTGAACTATCAGCCGGGCAGCCAGCAGGCCCTGTCACTTGGCAGGGCCAGATCAGGAGCTGCGGGCGGTATCGCACAGCAACAGCAGATGGCGCTTCAGGAGAGCCAGAGACAGCAGGAGCTGCTGAAGACAGATTATCAGAACCAGATTTCCAAGGCTGTCGCAGCGAACGACTACAAAACAGCAGCGGCTCTTTTTGACAACTATAACAAGCAGAACAGCTGGCTGGATCAGAACGCAGCCGCTATGGCGAGCTTCGGCAACTTCACCGGCTACGAGTACATGTACGGGCCCGAACAGGCAAGGGCTATGCAGCAGTTCTGGATCGGCAGCAATCCTGAGCTGGCTTACAACACCGGCGTGATCGACGCTAAGCGGTACAAAAAAATGACCGGCAAGAACGCTCCGGACTTCAAAGCCAGCGGCGACAATGACTATCAGTGGTACAACCCGTATGCCGTAGGTGGTATGCCGACAGGCGGCAGCGGTGGCGGTAGCAGCGACAAAACGTAAAGGAGGAGCATATGGCTAAAGAAGAAAAAGAACAATATAGCGGCTATGTCAGCAGTTCCTCCGGCGGGTCTGATAAAGCAGGAAGCGCGGCTAAGTCGAGTTCCGGCTCGTCTCCAGGGAAAACGGCGTCGTCAAGTTCCGGCAGCTCTGATTCTAAACCCGTAAGCAAGGCTGGCTCAATCGTAAGGGACGCTATCGCTGCCGGAGCAAGACACGCTACAGCAAAAAGCGGATGGGAGCCTTCCTCCGGCAATAGTGGGGACAACGGCGCACAGCAGACAAATTACAGCCGCAGCGGCAGCGGGTTTACTCACGACAACCTGAGTGCGAAGAACCAAACCAGAGTTGATGTAAAAACCCAGGTAAGGAACGATGAATTGAGCTATCTCGCAGCGGCTACCAATGCGCTTGCCAACAAGATGTACAGCGGTGAGCCGTTCGATGAAAATTCTTACTCCGCTGAAGCGTTCGCAATGGCAAATCAGATTAACCAAGGTTGGAAGAACGGAGTCGGGCAAGCTGCGGTTGTGAAAGACGGCAGGGTTGTCGTCGAAGCTGACAGAGATATAGCAGAAAATGAACACTATTGGTACTCTCTGGGCGAAGACGGGAAAAAGGTTGCAACACAAAATCCTGCGCATCGAAAAGAAAATCTTGAGATGCTTAATAACGACATTCAGCGGTGGACAAACTTCGCAAACTCCGGGAACTTCACGAAAGCTGATGTCATTAAGGAAAGCGCAGCTGTCAAGCAGTGGATAAATGCCATGGACGATGGGCTAGTTGAAAACTTCCAGATGGAGGACGGCACTACTGCAAGAGACTATCTTCAAAGCTTGTTTGACGGGCGGGAAAGCTTGCTTACCGCTGCTGACAGGCAGACTGCCATCAGGGATTATGACGCATTAGCCGCAAAATATAGGGATGCGCAAAGCGGGTTGGCTCAAGGCGCTCTGTACGGGAATGTAAACTCTCTTATTACAGACAGAGAGACTTTGCAGAACTACGCTGCAAAGTATGCAGATGATGAAGAACTCGGCGCTGCCTTTGGGAACCTCGCCGCCGGATATTACGATCTGTACAATCTTGCCAGACGGCAAGAGTATGACCACCTTTCTGCTAAAGCAGACAGGCTGGATGAAGAGTTTACAAAAGCTGAGCTGTACGAATCTGACCTGAAGGACATGATAGTCGCCGGGGAAGCTGAAGACCCGGGTGCATATGAGAGAGCCAGGTCGGAGACAAAAAAAGCAAAGGACGCCTATGAGGCAGCAAAAGCTGAGCTTGCAGCATGGACGCCGAACACCAGCGAGCGCAGAGATGAGCTTATCGCGAAAATGCACGCCAACGCCGGATTCATGCGTGGAGGTCTGACGGAAGATGAGCAGAAAGAGCTGCTTGATCTGGATGCACAGCTGTTTAACCCTGCCATTGATTACGGGAAAGATTTCACCAGGAGAGGCGCAGCTGCGGTAAATATTCTGAAGCAAGGCGCTGCCGGAATTGCGAGGACAGGATCGTCCGCTCTTAACTTTGTAGTAAACGGCGTTCCGAAGGTGTTTAACGGAGTAGCCGATTGGCTCGTAGATCATAGTGATTTTGCCCGTGATGTTGATGCACTCGCATCGGAGATATTTAAACCCTTCAAGGAAACGGCAGACTGGTTTGAAACCGGGATTGGGGAACAACAAGGAAAATACGCCGAAGAAGGCCTTGCGAACATCTCGGGAGATAGAGTAGCGTCGTTTTTTAACAAGTATGGGCCTGAAGCAATCCAGATGATCCCGATGGCAATGATTGCATATGCTACCGGTGGCGCAGCGGCAGGCGGAGCGTTCGGAGCGACGCAGGTTGGAGACACTATTGCAGCCACATCTCAAATCGCGCAGGCAACCGGTCTTGAGCAGCTCGGCCTTATGGTAGGCAATGCGCTCAAAACAACAGCGGCTGACCCGAACTTCCAAACTGCGTTTTTACAGGAGCTTGGTGGGAACTACAACGAAGCGATAGAAGACGGGGCTTCGGATGCTGAAGCCGTAGCTTACGCATTGCTCTGTTCCTTCTTGAACTCAGAAATCGAGATCGGCGGTGGTATTCAGGATATGCCGGAGTCGATGCTGAACGCAGTTGGCTCTGGAAAGAAAGACGTACTGCTGGCTTATGCCAAGAGTATGGTCGAAGAAGGTCTCGAAGAAGTCAAGCAAGGAGCTGTCGGAAGCGCCCTGAAGGGCATGTATCAGCCGACAGAAATTCTTTCAACCACCGATCAGAACGCAATCATCAATCCTCTGAGGGCAGTTGAAGAGTTCAAAGGAGGCGCAATCGGCGCAGCATTCCTCGGCGCGCCTACTACAGCTGTAAACGCAATCAGAGCCCCTGGCGTCAAAGGCGCCTTGATAGTGGACGAGCAAGGCCGTGTTGTTCCGGCTCTCAGCGCAGGAGCGAAAAAAGGCGCGAATCGCCACGACACCGCAACCGGCGTTCTTGCCGAAGGTTTTGAAAACGCAGGCTATGTCAATTCCACCAACGCTGACGAAGATTACGCCACAGCCACGACTGGTGCGCAGGGGCCTCGTACCGACGCCGAAGCTGATCAGCAGTCCTATGACCAGATGATCGAAGAGGAAGCTCAGAAGCAGGCCGAGGAAGAAGAGGCGAGAAAAGCCGCAGAAGCTCAGGAGGCGAAGCGCAAAGAAAACGCCGAGCTGGAAAAGCAAGCGCGTATTCGGGAGCAGGAAGCCGAGGGCGCAAGACGTGCAGCTCAGGCTTTTCAGGATGAGCAGAACGCCCAGTTGGAAGCAGCGCAGGAAGCTGAGAAATACGCGCAGCTTGCACATAATGCAAGAGAGTTTGAAGCTGAGCAGGATTTCATCCAAAAAGCACAACAGGCGCGACAGGCAGCCGAAGAAGCCGGAAGGAAAGCCGAGGAACAACTGGCCTTTGCTGAATCTCAGAGCAGGACGCTTGAAGGTCAGGAGACTCCTGTCGCCCCAGCTCCGGCAAAACAGGACAAGTCAAATCAGGAAATCGCAGGCTCTCAGGCAACAGCTCTTGAGGGTCAAGAAACCAGCCCCAAACCCGCTCCAAAAGCAGACCTCGCTACGGCCTCAGAAACGGCCACAGGAGCGCAGGCGGCGTCTACCCAAGCAAACACCCAGGAGAGCCCCCAGCCGTCGGTTAAACTCGAAGGAAATGAGCGAGGCGAGGCCGTAACGTCCGAAGAAGCAAAAGCGGACGCAAAAGAGGTTGTCGGGAAGCTTCAGAACGCAGTTGCACAGGGCAGACTCAACATGAAAGAGTCGGTGAGCAATGTCAAAGCTTCCGACTTCCAGAAGGTCGAAGGCCAGTCTCTCGTGGAGCGTGTCGGCAACTTCTTCAAGGGTCTTGGCAACAAGGTAAAGAGTGCTGCACTCGGCGGGCAGGAAGTTATCCTCGACGAACGCGGAGTAAAGAGCGACATTGCCCACGGCCTTGGCAAAGCCAAAGCTGCTACATTCGCAGCTGTCCCGGATGTCATTGCCAATGGCAAGATCATTGACACACAGAAAAACTGGAAGGGCAGGGGCTATGACACACAGGTCATTGCCGGAAGAGTTTCTATTGATGGCAAAGGCGCATATGTAGCCTGCGTCGTTACGTCTGTAGAAGAGAACGGGAAGAATCGGTTTTATCTCCACGAAGTTGTAGACGCAAACGGCGACCTGATCTACAGCTTTGACAGTATGAATAAAAATGCCCCGGCTGCTAACATCAAGACCGGGGTAGCCAAAAGTGGCATTACCGGAGTAGCAACCGGGGATGCTTCAAGTATAGCACAGAATCCGCAGGCTGACAACAGCACAAATTTCTCGACAAATGTGCAGGCTGATGGTACAATTAATAATACTGAAGAATTGAGTTTTACAGGGGGTACTACAGATGTTCATTCCAGCGAAACGAAAACAGAAACCATTGACAGAGGAAGACCTGAAGGCTTGGGAGGAAATGAACAAGGAACGCGAAGAGCTAATGCCCCAGTTTTCGAGGAAGCAACTGCTGAGTCGGATCGAGAAAGCTATGGACGAGGATTAAAAAAAATCAAAGACGGGAACGATAGTCTTGTGACGGAAGGCGAAACACCGGACAGCGTGAATAAATTAGTAAGCTGGGCATTCATGGCAGGCGTAAAGAATATCACGTTGTTTAAGGGGCGAGGAAACGTGTCCTCGCTTGGATGGTCGTATTCGAAACGCCCGGGAGCTGGAATATTCGCTGCTGTTTTCAGCCGAAATGTCTACAAGACTAATAAGGGGATCGTTAATGGCGTAGGAACAATTATAGTTCACGAAGCAACGCACAACAAAATATCCCAGAACCTAAAAGCAACAGTTAAGTGTGGGGACATTTTACGGTCAGTTCTTTATTCGAATTCGGTTTCTAATATTGACATAGCAAAGGCAGATGCGGTTGCTATGGATACTCATGGGCTTGGATATGCAAATCGGCTTGGTTATTTACTCGACGTATCGAAAGAAACATGGGACAATTTGAGCTACAAAGCGCAGCTTGCATTAATCAGCGAAAAGATTACTGACAAGGAAGACAAGGCTGCATTTTTTGAAAGCTTAGCACAAGAAGAACTTTGCTTTTTTGCTTCGCATGATGCGCGTTTAAGAGGGGTCTCTGCTTTAGATTTGATTACGAGCGAAATTCGTAAAGCTCTCGAAGCTAATGGAGTTTTCGACCCCGGAACATTTGATAATATTGACGCAGATATTGATGCAGCTAACAATGATTCATGGGACTTTTCTTATAGCGCAATTGAATCAGCGTACAAAACCGGGACAATCAACAAAGAAGCGTTTGATTCAATTACTGGATTTGTCCCAAATGAACCAGCGACAGAACAGACTGACAACAAAGTGCAGGAAGTAAAGACGTCTGATAATCCAAGCATTGAACCGCAAACAGGGCGCACTCCCGGCAGAGTCAAACAATCTCAGGACGTGAACAGAAGCCGCACAGCGACCAAGGGTGAGACAAAAGCGCAGTTTGAGAACAACGGAGAAACCGACTACATTTCTAGAACCAACGCAGAGCGGTCGGTGACAGCTGATGCGCTTACCGATACGCAGGCGAAAGCCGACGCCCAGGTACAGCGCTTGCTTGAAGATGACTACACATGGACAGACGATGATGTAGTTATTGCTCAGAAGGTCATGTTCGACATGGTGAAAGCCATCCGAGATTATCAGCTTCACCGCAGTCACAAGATAAGCAAGGAAGCCTTCAAGCGCATGACGGATCAGTATAACCAGCTTCGTGACAAGCACACGAGAACACTGTCAGAATCCGGTCAAAAGCTTCAGGCGAACTACATGTTCTCCACCGGCGACAAGATCGTGATGAAAGCTGCGCAGACCTTCCTCGGCTTTACCAAGGACGGACGTTTCGCAGGGGCTTCTGTCAATGCGAAGAACGCCAAAATCTACGCAGGTATTGAGGAAGCAGCCAAGCGCATCCAGAAAGCAGTTGATTCAGAGGATGTGCAGGGCCTTGCCAAAATCTGCAAGGACATCTCGGACATCCGCAACGTGAAGAAAATGTTCGGGCCGCTCGGCGGGTACGCAAGCGAAATGGAAAGCCGGGTGCTGGACAAGATCGTCAAGGGCGAGAACGCAGCAAAGAACCTTGAAAACCTGGCCTACGGCAACCTGAATGCTGTCTGTGACGATGTGCAGCCGTACAAAGCCCTGAACGCAGCAAAGACCATCAGGGTCATGAACATGCTGTCCAACATCGCAACGGGCGTGAATAACCTCGCCAACAACTTTGCGCAGGGCGCAGTCAGCAGGAGTAGAGTCAACCAGGCGCTCAGTGGGATTGCAGCAAAACCGTTCACAGCTCTCACCGGTCAGGAAGTTCTGTCTCAGACCGCACGGGGGAAAGATGCACGGAAGGCTGTACGTAACGCGAAGATGGAAGCTCTTGAGACGGCTACGCTCATGCAGATGTATGGGATCACCGAAGAGAACGGCAGGCTTGAACTGAACGACATAGGCATGTTTAACCCGAATATCAATCCGTTTGAGCAGACGATGAGCCTGTACAGGTTCCTCACCGGCATGGGTGTAGAAGCGACCGATAAGATGCAAGCTGCGGGTATGCTGAAGGAGATGGAACTCGGCATTGATAGTGATATTAAAGCCGGGAAGATCGAAGCACATACCAGAGAACAGCGAATGCAGGAGGCACGGCACGAAGTCAACCGCCTGCTGTACAAGGACGATAACTCAACCACGGCGCTGGTTCAGCACATTCGTGACTTCCTCAACAAGTGGTCAGTCGGTAATGACAGAGTTGGTACAATCGGCGTTGGTGACATCACAATGGCATTCGCGAAGATTCCTGCCAACGTCGTGCGGGCAAGGCTGGCGATGACGCCGGAGGGTGCGCTGCTTCAGGTGGCGCAGTATGCCAAAGGCGTGAACAAAGCCAAGCGGATGCACGCAGAAGTCCTTGCGAAAGGTATTGTAGAAGCGTATCAGGAACGCATTGATGCGGCAAACGCATCTTTGCAGGCCGCATATGAAATGGAACACGGGCCAGCCAAAGATGCGGCTATTCGAAAGGCGCAGAGCGAACTATCCAGGCTGAATCAGCAGATGTGGACTGAAGCTCAGAGCGCCTGCCGTGGCAGCGTGTACAAGAACCTCAGAACGATTGCAGGAAACTACAACGAGAACATGATGTTCAATGAAGCCGTGGAACGCGCCGGGTACATGAATGCGAAAGAGATGTCTCAGTTTGAGGCAGCTCAGCTCAGCCGGAAGATCGGCAGGGCGGCAACGTCTGCCGGTATGATGGTGCTTGGGTCTGTTCTCAGAGCAGCCGGAGCGCTCAGAGACTTCGACCAGGAGCCGGATGATGAGCTTCGGAAGATGAACAGCGACAAGGGCTATCGCGGCCTGATGATGAACCTCTCGGCAATCGGCAGAAAGAACCACGAATGGAAAGATGGAGACCTGATTATCGACGGGGAGTTTCTCGAAGTCATTGCCATGCCGCTGACTATTGGAGCCACGGCAGCTGAAGCGGCTGCGACAGCTCAGGATGCGAAGACGTGGAGCTGGCTAAAATCTATAGCAGGCAACGGCATCGCCAAGACGTTTGAAGCAGTTGGCGATATCCCGGGCATGGCTGATGCGATCAACATGTATGAGAGCCTGACCAGTGCATACAACAAT